GAACGCCAATGCCAAGCCCATGTACGATGCCGCTTGGCAGTCTGGCACCAATCTGGACCTATCAAACCCTGAGTCTTATATAGCTGCCGGTAGCAAGTACTTGCCAGACTTAATGAAAAAGCCTGATTTTCAAGAGGCCATGCAGGTGGCCACGAGGAATATGGCCAATGACCCAGAACCAAGCACGTTCGGCCAAAACCTCGTGTACTCGTTGCACCATACCAAAATGGCATTGGATGACATGATCAACGCCGAGACCACACCTTTAACCCGTGAGGTGACAACGGCCGGAAGAAATTTGATTGACATGAAAAACAAGCTGTTGACCGACCTCAACACAATTTCACCTCAGTACAGTGCTGCACGCTCAGCTTACGCTGGTGACACCGACTGGATCAATGCAGGAAAGAACGGACAGAACATTTACAAAATGAACGAGCCGGACATCAAGCAAATGGTTCTTGATAATGTCAACAATCCGTCGCAGATGGACTCAATGCGCGCCGGTATTGCGCAGGCAATGCTTGATAAGCTGCGCGCGTCCCCAGACACTGATCCTATGCGCACGGTACTGGGCGGAGACATGGGCCGCAAAATTAAGCTGGCTTTTCAAGACGACAATGCCTACAACGAATTTGTTCGCAGGCTTCAAAGTGAAGCAGAAATGATGAAGACCGGAAAGGTCGGCATCAAAGGCGCACCGGCAGAAAACAATGCTACATCTGATGAGTTTGGCAAAGGGCTGAGCGTTGCCGGTGATGTGGCCACTGGGAAAGTTGGGTTTGGAACTATCAGTAATTTACTTAGCACTATGGGCCCCGCATTGAAGGGAATGCCGGAGCGCGTGGCCGAGCCTACTGCTGAACGCTTATTGACGCCAGTTGGAGAAATGGGAACTGGTCTGGATAGCATTACCACCGGTATTCTTGGCAGCCTCAAAGATCAAGAGGCTGACCTGAAAAAGTTTGGTTTGAATGGCCTGCTTGGTAAGGGATCAGCGGCCGTCAGCGGGGCAACCCAAGGGACGCTTTATACGCCGTCCATGAACGGCGGGTTCCCAGATCAAGACGAAGGCCAGCAGCAGCCTCAACCAGCCCCTGCCAGCCCCTTGATACAGGCTAGTGCTGCGCAGCCTCAGGTTCCTGCGTCTGCTCCGCAACAGTAAAGACCGGAGCCCAGTCGCCAACCCGGACCCAGAACCGAATCTTGTCGGGCTCATTCGGGTTGGTCATATCGGAAAACAAGATGATGTTTTCTTTCCAGCCATGCACCTTCATGCAAGTGGCAATCTGGTCGTATATCTCCAGCGCATATTCTTCGCTGTCAGTAAAAATTTCAAATTTCATGTTTCACCTTTAAAAATTTTTGGCGAGCCTCTTCGGCCTGCCTTTTCAGTCGTTCTTCCACAGTCTCATTCAGCGCAGCCTGTTCCGCGGCTCGTACCTCATCACGCTTTGCCTTTAGCTTGCGCGCAAATTCTCGCACGATGTCCGTATCGTCCACGTGTACGTATACCTCCATACGCCTGAACCCAAGCCCAGTGCGCTTTACGCGCAGCCTGTCAACTCTTGTTGTCGTCGGGTGTTTCACGGTTCTCTCTTTCTATCTTCATGCGCTCAGCCGCGGCGTAGGACGCCGCCGCAATGTTGTCGAGATGATCGATGATGTCAGCAGCGTCGCTGGTCGTCTTCGCGGCAAGAAATCCCTGCATGGCAAAGAACGCACAAAGGTCTTCCCATGTCAAATAATCAATTTTCATTTTTGGCTTCTTTCTCACCGGACCGGTGCACAATTTTTGGATGTAAGGTTTTGTTCAGATAATCGATTCCGGAATACTCCGCGTATTCCTCAACTGTACGCACGTTGCCCAAGCCATACACACCTAGGTCTTTGCCGTGGACCAAGTCTTTGAACCTCTGGGCTGCAAACTTTTGAAATTCCCACCAGCGCACTTTACGCTTCTCGTCGTCCTCCTTGGTCCAGTGCTTGGGCCGGTAGCAGTTGTCTGGGTCGGTATCGTACAAGTGGTAAATGGGGATGCGCGGCGCGTGGAATATGTCCCAGCCACGTGTAAAGGCGCGCAGGGCGTAGGACTGCTCCTCGCCATGGAAATAGAACTTGGGGTCATACGGCAACTCGTTGACAATTTTCCCCGGCGCGAACAGAAACCCGCCAGCCAGCAGGCTGCCCGGGATCGGCGTCTCGGAGTCAAAGTCAACTGCAATGGCCGTGAGCACCAGCCCATCGTCCTTGAAGGTGGTGTTCTCCTTGATCATCTGCTTAAGGCCGCATTTGCGGCTCTCTTTGGTAACCTTTCCGGTCTCAAAATCAATCTTGAAGGGGATAGGGTAATGACTGATGATGGGCCGTTCAGATGGGCACTGATGCATGGCAGCGATCATTTTTTCGTCCCAGTCTTGATCGAACACCATGTGCGAGTCAATCTGCAGAAACCACGTCTCGTCCTGATACAGGCTCATTGCAATTGCCCGCGCCCAGCATGGTCCCCTTGCGTCAATGGGGTCGAGCCGAACATATCGGACCGCCGAGCCAAAACCAATGGCGTCAATTCGACCTTCCGGGTACGCCTGCTCCACAACACCGAACACCAGCCGTTTGTTGTTCGCGGCCGTGCTAACCGCGCTCAGAATGGTATGCAGCAGCATCTTGTCGCAGTACGACACAATGCTGATGAATATAGTGTCTTTGCTAGAGTCAACCATTACTGCCCGACCTCAGAGGCAACCTGCACAGCCAGCAGCATGGGATTTTCCAGAACGACCTTGAGTGCACGTTGCAACAGGACCGAACGTGACCATCCAAACTGCTTTGCCAGTGCGTCGAGCCTCTCAAGATCCTGTTTGGGAAAGTAAGTGGCTATTGCCTTGAGGTCGGGGCTTCTCATGCTGTCACGTCCTCTGTAACAGAATAAGGAGTGGACTCTGGCGTTACTGCAACCAGAGTGGACTTCTTGTTCTTCGAGCCTTTTGGACGACCTCCGCCGCGCTTTACCTTAACAGGTAATACAGCTTGCGTCTTGCCGCCTTCCATGCTTGTTTTTTCAAGAAACGCCATGAGGAGAGGCATGCCCTCCGTAACAGTTGTTTCAATGTAGAGTTGTCCGCCATTTACTGTGAAGAGCATGATTAGTTCCAGTTATCGTCTGCCACCTCGGGTGCGGCCTTGGGTTTACCTTTGCTGATGCCAAAGTCATCAGCGGCGTTGGTGCGGGCGACGCCCAGCGGCTTGCCGCGACGGCTGAACATGATGTTGTTCAGGCCAAACGACACGCCCTTGTTGCCTGCCGTGTCATAGGCGTAGGCGTTCAAGCTGACACGACCGTAATCACCGCTGACAATGTCGTCGTTTCCGATTAAGTCGTTGCCTTCAGAGTCCACAGCACCGGGGCGCTTGGCAGACTTGGTGTTGAAGAACCAATGACCAACATACTCTTCGCCCAGAGGCGTCCCGTCCGTCTTCGTCTCGGTGTCACCGTCGCGCAGAGGGTTGCGAATCGTCTTGGGAATCTTCTCGCCGAACTTCTCAGTCAGGGCAGCCTTGGCGGCAGCCTTCAGAGCGGCAACGGTATCGGTATCGGACTTTGGTACCAGCACCTGAGTGCTGAACTCTTCCTTCTGGTTCATCTCATTGAGGCGAGCCGACAAGGCAGAGAAATAGCTAAAACGAACTTCACCGGTTACTACTTTTGTGGACATACACGTTTTCCTTTTTAGGGTTTAGGTTGATGACGACCGACCGGCCGCCGGGTAGGATCATAGCTCAAAAAAATGCCGTGCAATAATTTTTTGTACAAAATTTTTTTGTGTTACATTTGCCGCTCAACTTAACCGAGGAACCGCATGCAACTGCTACCCCATCAGGTCACCGCCGTGGACTTTCTGCTTGACAGGAAACGCTGCATCTTGGCTGACCAGCCCCGTCTGGGCAAAACCTTTCCCACCGTCACCGCCGCGCTCAAGCATGGGCCCGTGCTGGTCGTCTGCCCGGCGATCGTCAAGTCTGTCTGGGCCAATGCGTTCCTGCGCATTGGCACCGTCTACGCGGAGGTGATCTCTGGCCGGTCCGCAGCGTCGGCCATGGTTCGACACCCGGTCACGATCATCAACTATGACCTGATTCAGTACATGCCCAAAGAGGCGTTCAGCCTGTACAAGACGCTGATCCTCGACGAATCTCACCGCATCAAGAACCACACCGCCAAGCGCACGGTTGCCTGCATGGCCGCGATGGCCGCGATACCCAACGTCTATGCCCTGAGCGGCACGCCGATCCCGAACCGGCCGATTGAGCTATGGCCCCTCCTGCACGGACTGGGCGTATACCGCGGCGGGTACTACGACTTTGCCGCCCGGTACGCGAAGATGTGGAAGGCACCATGGGGCTTGGACGTGTCGGGCGCGTCCAACCTGCCGGAACTCAAGGCGCTGATGAAGCCGATCGTCCTGCGCCGAAAGAAGGAGGACGTGTTCAAGGACTACACGCAGCCGCAGGTTTCGCTGATCACCTTTGACCTGCCGGTGAACAAGCGCGAGCAGCACTTTGATGCCAGCGCCTTGGCCGAGAACCCCAATGCGATCATGGCCTTCGAGGGACTGTCCGAGATCATGCTTGAGGCGGGCCTGCAGAAGGTGGCACCGGCCGTTGAGTTCATTGAGGACAAGCTGAACGAAGGAGAGCCGCTGATTGTGTTCGTGCACCACAAGGAGGTGGCCCGCCGGTTGGCAGAGGAACTGAAGAAGCACAAGCCCTGCACGGTCACCGGCGAGACGTCGGACAAGGCCCGGACGCAGGCCATTGAGGACTTCCAATCCGGCAAGACCGACCTGATTATTGGCAACATTGCCGCCATGTCGGAGGGCGTAGACCTGTCCCGCGCCGACACCGTGATATTCGTTGAAGCGACTTGGCAAACCTCCGCGCTGGAGCAGGCCACAAGCCGCATGGAGAACGTCGTCAAGTCAGGGTTCACACCGCTGGTGTACCTGCTGACCATCCGGGCATCCCTTGACCACAATGTGCTGGGCAAGGTCTTGCGAAAGCTGAGCATCATTGATCAAATCATCTAGGAAAAAACCATGAAACTGACAGAATTTATTCGGCGCGTCTTGCGCAGGCCAACCGCATACGAGGTGGCCACTCGTGAACACGAAGAGGCCAAGGTGGACCTGCTGGAGGCCCTGACCGGCCTTGACTATGCGCGGGCGCTGGTCGACTACCAGCAGAACCGTGTTCGCCGCCTCGACTTGTACCTTGATGGAGAACCGGAATGAAATTCTATTCTTTGCTGCAGCATTCAGACATCTACAAGTACATTGGCGCTGACGAGGATCAGACAGCCACTCAGATGCTGATGGACTTCGCGCAAGACGTATCCAACATGACCCTGCTTGAGGCGTCGATACGCATGTCCAAAAAAATCAATGACTTTTTGTTGGAAGAGGAAGACGAAGAATGAAATACATCATCTACGCTCTGGCCAGCATTGGCCGAGGCTTTGCCTGCTTGGCAGTATTCGTTTGGCTCTTGAGCCAACAACACCCAGAGAAAATGTGCACCCCAACTTTTATGGAGAAAATTTATGGCAAGTACAGCGGATAACGCGCAGGTCGGAGGCGACCATTACAAGAGGATGCCGATCCAACCTTGGACCCTGATGGAAATCGTCCTGACCAAGGAAGAGTTCATTGGCTACCTGAAGGGCAACATCATCAAGTATGCAATGCGCGCTGGGCACAAGCCGGACAGCGACGACGAGCATAAGGCATGGCACTACAACGAAAAATTGCAAGAGGTGATGATCAACGCGGACTTTGACGTTGCATATCGAGCATGGAAAATACAGGAGAAAAACGGTGGCTAAATTACCTTACACATACACAATATGCCCAGATCAAGAGGAGCCAAAAAACTTCACTGCAAGCTGCGCCGAAATGGGGCGTTTACTGCAAGCGAGTATTGATGGTGACTTAACGATTAATCAAAAAAGAACTGTTGCTTGGGATGCTTGGTCGGGAAACCATATGGGCTTTATTGAAGAAGCACTATATAAGTTGACTAACAAGGAGAAAAAACAATGAAAGTCAAAGAACTAATTGAAAAGCTGCAAGCGTTTGACCCCGAGCTTATGGTAGTTCGCCCCGGCTACGAGGGCGGCATGACTGAGGTGCAATACGCCACAAAAACGCTGCTCGCGCTCAACGTCCACGAAGAATGGTATTACGGGGAACACGATCAATTGGACGACACGAATGAGTGGCCCAAACACGAACACGCGCAAGCAGTGGAGTTGTCATGACTTGGCCATTCCCCCCATTCCCGAGGCCGGTGCCCGCCAAGGCACCGCCGCTTAAACCTAACCCTGACAACTATGAGGAGGCACCATTTTGAACAACGAAACGCAACGCATCATGGAAGCATTGATGCTGGCAGACACACATTGAAAACTTTGATGGAGAAGACAGATGAAAGAAAAATGGCTATTTCACGGAGCCGTGGTTCCGGTGGACGTTGAAACAACGGCGGCCTTAGTGGCCGAGATTAAGCGCTTAATCAATGTCATTGGTGGCATGGCCTTAGCACAGCCAGCGCAGGAGCCTGTGGCGTGGGCAGATATGAATGTGACTGACAGAGACGTTGGCTTGTCATGGACACCGGGCCAGTTTCACACGCAGCCCCTCTACACCAACTCACCCGCAGCACAGCCAGCGCAGCGCCCGTGGGTAGGGCTGACCCAAGAGCAATTTACAGAAGCCGCACGGCTGGCTGAGGCGGGCAATCACTTGGTAGCGTTTCAACGCATCCAGCAATGGCTCAAGGAGAAGAACCGTGGCTCTCGGTGATTACATCCTATGCTGCAAGTGTGATGTCAAACTAATTTACGATGGGGATAAAGGCAATCGTGAATGGTGGGCAGAAAGATTTGGAGCAGAACCCGCAATTCTTTGCCCTAATTGCGATAAGCGCCCGTGGGTAGGGCTGACAAGGGAAGATAGATTTGAAATTGCAGAAAAATTAGGCTTAGCAGATGTTGCTTGGCTAGATTTGATGAAAGCAATTGAAGCCAAACTCAAGGATAAGAACACACCATGAACGACCGAGACATTGCCTTTGCAAAGCAAGCGGGTTTTAATGACGCCGACTGGGATTACCGCAAGGGGATTGCCACCCTTATTGACCTCATCCGCGCCGATGAGCGTGAGGCTATTTTGGAGCTTGCGGATTCTTTGGGCTGGGTAAACGTTGATGCAATACGAGCAAGGGAGAACAATGTATAGCTATAACAAAGAGGTCCGCGCTGCGCTTAAAGCGCATCCAGATGGCCTGACCACAACACAACTGCACCAAATGATTAAAGCGCCTGAGGGACGTATGCGAGCAGTATTGCATTCAATGCCCGATGCTTACATTGACCGCTGGCAGTATCGTGGTACGCAAAGGTATCTTAGTGCCGTCTGGTGCGTTGTTAATGTGCCAGAAAATTGCCCTAAACCGGAAAAAACACCTAATACAAAGTATGCACGTTCCGTCAAAAAAAGTGTGTAAGATGTTATTGCAGCGGGGTTGCTGCTCTAAATTTTTGGGGGTCTTATGAATTTCACGGTATCTATTGACATGGCAGACGGCGGTTATTTTGAGTTCTGCACAAGTTCCATTGTTCGCCTCGCAGAGATTGCTCAAATGATGGGCAACTTGGAAGTTGTCTCCGACGAAGAAGAAGAAGAGTTTGAAGAGGAAGAGTGCGAGGAATTTGAAGAGGAAGAGTGCGAAGAAGGTGAAGGAGGCTTTGTTGAACTTTTCGACGAAGACGAAGAGTACGTTTACGACGAAGACTTTGAGTGCTTTTGCTGGT